CTGTTAAGTCGAGAAACCCGGAGATGTTTTGGGAGGTCTTTGCGGTCCAGGTTGACGGCAGCAGCGAGATGACCAATTGCGTGAATAAAGCTTTTGTTCCTGAAGAAAAGTCTGACGAGGTTTGCGAGCTTGAAGGCGGTATGGACGCCTTGTTTGCTTCCTATGCACTTGTAAAAGACGAATTCGCCGTTGCGAAAGAAAGGTTTGATGCCGTTAAAAACAAGATAAAGGTTGGCCTTAAAGAAACGCAGAAAGGGGAGACAGGCAGGTATTATGTTAGTTGGCCTGTTGTAAGCACTGCGAGGTTTGATAAGTCGTCTTTTGCGGCAGACCATCCAGAATTAGCAGAAAAGTACACCAAGAAAACCGCGTCTTACCGGGGCGCATTGACTGTAAAGGAGAAGTGAGATGACAGCAAGAAAGTATGAAATGGCGATTTTGCAAAGAGAAGACAAGATTGGGCTGATGCTTCCTAATAACCTGACTAAAACATCAGGGTATGTAAAGAAGTTGGCGTTTGAGTGCGACCTTATGGTCAAAAACAATCCGTCACTGGCAAAGTGTGACCCCATGACTGTTATGATGGGCGTTGTCCAGGCTGCGTCAAAGGGGTTGTCTTTTACAGAAGGCGATGCGTTTTTGGTGCCATATAAAAGCCATGCTGTGTTTATTCTGTCAGCGCGTGGGATTGCTACTGTTTTGTATCGAACAGGCTTGGTCTCCAAGGTAAAGTGGGGAACTGTATTCGAGAACGATTATTTTGAGTACAGTGAATCTATTGGAGAAAGAGAGTTTATCACTCACAAGAAGGCTTTGAGAGACCGGGGTGGTCTTGTTTGTGCCTACGCTGGCGTAGACATGAAAGACGGCTCAAGCCATGTTTATGTCATGGACTATGACGAGCTTATGAAGATTCAAAAGGCTAGCCCTGCTGGCTCTGATAAGCGAAGTCCGTACCACCAATGGCCAGAAGAGATGTACGGTAAGGCTCCAATGAAGAGGCTTTTTAAGCGACTTCCCATTGATGGCTTAACCAGCAAAGAAGTGGCCAAGGCCATGGATGACCTGTCTCAGGACCGCATGTCTTTTAAGGATGTGGGAGAAACTCCTGTGAATTTTGATGATGATCTTTCTGAGCCACTTGAGGTTGTGGAGGCAGCTGATGCACCGAAAGCATAAAGTACTGGCATGCTCGTCTGCGGATGAACTCGAGGCAAAATTAAATGCCTGTCCTGGATACGTGGTCCAGAGGATGGAGATTATTCCAAACGGCATGTCTGTTATCTTTTTTGCTCATCTTTTGGGAGAGGAAGTAAAGGTGGAGGTGGCGGAAGAAAAGCCGCTGCCTGCGCCGACTCCTGAAAAAAAAATGAAGCCGAGAGCCCCTGATGTGTCGCTGGACGACAGAAAAGAGGTTCACGAGCTTTGGGCCACCTTGTTTAAAAAGCAAAAGACACGCTTCAGAACAAATGGCATGCGAGACAAGAAGATTGTTAAGGCAATTAAAGAGTATGGAAAGGAAGACGTGATAAAGAGCATCCAAGGTCACTCAATGAATGAGTGGAGGCATGGGGCTCCTAATCGGTGTGAGTTGGCCACGCTTTTGAGGAACGAGCAGAATATCGAGGCGGGTATGGAGATTTTTGATAAAGGAGGTGTCAAAGATGACTTTCAAAGAGCTTTTGCGGGAAATAGGACAATCGACTTCAGCGATGAGTCAAGGAAGCGCAGGGGAGGAGTTAGCTCCTTTGCCAACAATATGCGGGATTAAACTGCCAGACGGCTCGAGATGCGATGAAGAGTTAGAGACCTTTACGGAAGACCAGTTCGGCGTAAGCTATTCCGCAGTGAAGCCATGCATGAAATGCAAAGTCGTTTGGAATATGCACAACGCTTTTGGATGGCTCGATGAGTCTCCCCAAGCAAGCAAAGAAATGCAAAGTGCTATTGTTTCAAAGCTTTCTGTGCCTGTGTCAAAAACATCAGATTCTTCTATTGCTAGAGACGTGCTTAGGGACGTTGTTATGGGTTGCGGTAAGAAGACAAGCGCAATTCTTGCTGGCCCAACAGGGACAGGTAAGACTTTTCTTTCTTTGCATGTGCTAAAAACCTGCATCGAGAAATGCGCGATAAGTGGCCTATATGCACCGGAGCACATACTTGTAAAGGCGTATAAGGCTAGCCATGATTACAATAACCCGAAAAGAAAGGACTGGGGTGAAAGGTTTTTAAATGCTGCCAAGACCTTTACTTTGCTGGTGTTAGATGATTTTGGGCAAAGCAGAAACATGTCGGAAGGATGTCTCGATGCCATAGAGCAAATTATTATGTATCGTTATGATGCAGGATTGCAGGTGGTTGTTACCACAAACCGAGATGTGAACGGACTTGCACAGGAAAGGGGGCATCGAATGATGTCTAGGCTTAGGGGTATGACAAACGATAAGTTTGTTGTTTTGGATGGTGATGACTGGAGGGCAAGCAATGCCGAAGCGTGAAGATGATTCAGACCCGACACAAAGCCCTATGCTGCCTGCACAGATACGTGGGCAATCGCCGCAGGTTATTGATGATTTTGTTGCGGCAAAGATAAAGAAATTTAAAGAGGCTTTGCAGTTTAGCGAGGCTGTTGACGACCCATTAAGGGCTGCTATTGCTCTTGAGAATCTTAAGTTGGCCATTGACCCAAGGATAGACCAGGCTGAGGTTCGGTCTAGGTCAACGGCCCTGTTAAATACCATACGTGTATTAGGGTTAGATAAAGACACAACAAAGGTTTCTACGGACAAACAGTCTGTCGAAAGTGCATTGCAAAAGTTGCGAGAAGCAGCTGACAGGGGGGTAGATGCGGCAGGACGAACGATACAATCTAGAGTTTCAGAGCCATCTGCAACGTTGCCTGATGGATCGAAGGTATTACTTCGCGAGCCACCTGAACGTGGTCAGCGAAAAGTCACAACTGGTCCAATTCGGACAACTCTTCCCGACTCAGGCAAAGATACAAAACGTAATAGACAGAGATCTCGCAGAGGGACGTCCGACACGATTGATCATCCTGAAGGCGAGGCGTCACAGGATTAGCACGTTAATGGCAGCCAATATTTTTCATGGCTGTGTTTTTAACGAAAACAAGCGTGGGTACATTGTGGCTCATGATGTTGACACAACAGATGCTCTGTTCAAGATGCACAAGGTGTTCTACGAAAACTTATCTCCTGAGTTGGCGCCAATGGTTCGATTTAGCAACAGAAAAGAGCTTTTGTTTGAGAACCCTGATTCTGCCCAAAGAAGAATAAACTCTGGCTTAAGAAGCTCTATTACGGTTAGAGCTGCGAGTTCTGGTGGTAAAAAAGTCGGCGCAGAGCAAGGTGCGGCGGGTGTTGGACGTGGAGACCGAATAGACTACCTTCATGGCTCCGAGGTTGCCTTCTGGGCCAACGGAGAGGAAACCTTTACGGGTTTTGCTCAAGCAGTGCCAGAAGAGCCTGGAACAATGGTTGTGTGCGAATCTACTGCCAACGGCATGGCTGGCTATTTCTATGAGGCGTGGCTTCACGCAAACGAAGATGAGGAGCATGGTTATACGCCAATATTTATCCCATGGTTTGAGCACCCTCACTACGCAGGTAGCTATGTTGCCAGGACAAGACCAGAGTGGTCTCCTGCTTCTGATGACGAAAAAAGAGTCGAGGAGTATCGTGGTTGCATGCAAATTGAGGAGTACGCAAGGGCAGAAAAGCTTGCAGGCCAGCTAAAGCTTGATGAGGAAGAGGAGATGCTT